TTTTAACTATTTATTAGATTATTTTTACCGTACCACCACTAACAGTCCAAACGGCGGGTGATACTACTTGTACTGGACCAACGACAGCAAAATTGTGCGTTGAACCATAATTTACTGTGACATCGCTAGTTAAATTATTAGGATTAGAAAAATATTTCATATTAGCACCCGTCATAACTATTTCACCTGTTATACTAATAGTACTGCCTGATTCTGGAGTAATGGTATTTACTTTTAATGTACTCATTTTAAATAACCGTCCAAGTTGAATCAGTACCAATGGTGATTTGTGCCCCAGCAGCAATACCTATAGGACCGCCTGAAAGAGCATTGTAATTAGATGGAGTAGTAAACACTATACCAATCGCTGCAGCACTTAAATGAGCCGCTGCGGTTGTAGTGTTAGCTCCTCTTGTAGCACCTGTTAAGTTGCCCGCTCCAGTAGCGGCAGACTTACCTGTGTATGTAATTTGTTCTGTTCCTATTAATAGGGTGCCTGCATTTGGAAACCCTGTAAGTGAAGCAAGTGGAATAGTCGTAACAGAAGCATCAATACCACTACTAATTGTGCTTGCTACACCCGCTGTATCGCTATTCGCATCCATTCCACCAGTAATTAGGGGAATGCCATTTGTATTAATATCTAACCAAGTCACAGCATTAGTTTCTATACCCATATTAAAGGCATTATTATTACCTAATACTCTGGCCGCCGCAGCGGTATCACCACCATCAGCGAAATCGCCAGTGGATGATACTGCACCCCATACAGGATTAGCACCAGTACCTTGAGTCTTTAGAGCTTCACCACTTGTCCCTGGTGCCAAGATAACCCAACTACTACCATTATAATACATAACGGTGCCTTGAACTTGACTGGTTAGAGCAAGCGCCGCACCGTCTACAGATCCAGCATCAATCTGGACTCTATCAGCAGAAGCGTAACCAATATAACTTGACATATTAGACGTCCTCTAAAAATGATACTAAACAATCGGCCGAAGTTGCCGCACTAGCTGCCACAGAAAGTACATCTAGTGCCTCCATAACAATCTTTTGACCACTAATTGCTTTCAGTGCACCACCCGCAGGTATTGGAGCAGCCTTAACTAAGAAAACAGTATCCCCTCCATTTTTTGCCAATTTTATAGAAACAGTTATATCTCCCACTGTAGTATTAGCCATATCTATTTCTAGTAGTATTGTTTCCTTCGCTGAAAGACCTGTATACATTGTAGAAAATGCACCACTGTCTATTGCTATATCTGTTTTTGATACACTTTTAAAATCATTTGCCATAATTGATTACCTTATCCTAGGGCTACTGCCATTGCGATACTAAATCCTGTTGTTGTTTTTGAATTGATCGCTTCAACTAAATCTGTAGGAGTTGCTGTAAATGTAGTATTTAAATCTGCTATATCTCCTACATCTGTACCAGTTAAGTTGTAAGTTGTTCTCCACTGGTCGAATGTGTCTGTTGTTGGTACTGTTCTATCTGCCATAATTTATCCTAGTGCCGCACACATAGCGATAGTAAATCCAACAGAGGGAGCATTATTACAAGCCTCTACCAAGTCCGTTGGAGTTCCTGAGAAGCCATCACCTAAAGTACTAATGTCTCCAATATCTGTACACGTTGCAATATAGGTTTCCCTAAAATCTGCAAACGTATTTGTTGTAGGTACATTTCTATCTGCCATGGGTTATCTCTTTGTGTAGCAATTGTTGCATCATACCTTTAATTTCAGACACTTCTTCTTTAATACTATTTATATCGTTTGTATTTTCTTCTAATTGATTTTTTTGTTTTTCTGCATTATGGTGTCTCATCAAAGCTGCTTGATAAGCACTCTGGTCCATATTTAAAATAGCACCTGTATCCATATCTCGCACTAAATTGTGGTGTCCTTCTACTTGTCTATAATCCATAATCTATAATGCTAATGCAATTGCCCTAAAATCTTTTATAACTGGTGGATAAGAAGAATTAGTACCTTGCATTACAATCTTAATTGCAAAGGCAATAAATTCATCTAAAGGTACAGATGTTGTTACTGTAGATTTCTTACCTGCACTAAATCGATATTCTTTAAAATCGTCCAAAGATTTTGAAATAGGAACTGTAGTGTCAGATATGCCTGAAGTATTAAAATATGTCCACCCTATATCTTGGAAATTCTCAGCAGAGTCAGTACGCAAAATCTTATACATCACTTTCATTTGTGCGGTATCTGTAACTGCGGCATCAAACAATATTTGCAAAGCTGTAGCAGCCTGTCCCAGTGTTACCTTTTTAGTTATATAGATAGCACTATTATTATCACCTGTAGGTTCAGTAGAGGCAACAAAATTTGTTAGGCTTCCTAAGTCTGAACTTGATGCAATTTCATTGAGCCTATTGGCGATTGTAATAATTCCCATTCGTTGCATATCTATTACGGGACTTATATTATCTGCACTACTTCCCAAAGTATTATTTAAGCTAAATGATTTTGTGCCCACCAATGTACTATTAGTCTCATTAATCTGGGAGCATATAATTTGAGGTGCTGTAAAATAATGATTATCGTTTAACGGTACATTAAATGCATTTGTACTTGAAGTTTTAGTAAAAGGAGTTTCAGCTCCCTGTAAACTCTTACCTGTTGTCGTTCTTACCGTAGATGAAATCGTTGTACCAGGAACTTCCATTGTAGTGACTAATGGATACATAACATCCATAGGTACATTGCGTGTGCATAGAACAGTAGTACCTCCACCTGTAAGAGCTTTTGTAGCACTTGTTGTAGTAGTTATTTGAAAACTATCTATTTCTATTCCTGAAATCGCAGTAAATGTTTTGTTTATCTCTGTTAAAGGTATTCCCGCCAACATATACAATTCTACAATACTTGCATTTTCATGGGTTGCAGCCGTCGTTCCCACACCTCGGGTACAGCCGGTTAAGTCGTTTGTAGAAATACCAGCATAGGTAATAATCTCATCATCTATTTTAATACTACCGCCACCTGTTGGGAAATTCGTTGCTGATGTTATTGTAATGGTAGTATCTGAATCGGTCAAAGTTTCATTTAGAGTAGTATCACTTATTTCAGATTTTACGCCTGATATAATAACACTATTATTTGTTGAATACATACCATGGTTGGTAAATTTTACTTTAACAGCCGCAGTACCTATTTTTGTTACTAAAGGATGCTTATCTAATGTACTAATATGACCGCTAGTAGAACTCAATTCTTCATTTACTAATGTAAAGTTGCCTGTGGCCGCAGTATCAAACTTAGCCCGATATAAGGTGAACTTTAAATCTTCAAATTGTGAAGCAGTCCATGTTGAAGCATTTTGTGATTTAAATAAAGATCCTAGATGCGGCTGTGATGAAATTGCTCTAGTGCCTCCTGTATCTATTTCTCCCATCTTAGAAATCCAAACTCTAAATGCATTAGAGTTTGATAAGAGTACTATAGCATATTCTGCATTCTTCTTAATATATACCGGTGACTCAAAAGTAAATGTTGTAGGTGTAGTTGCATCACTAGTTGTTGTAACATCTACAGCATTTTTAATCACAGTGCTAAACGGTAGTATTATTTTACCAGGATAACCATTGACAACATTTCTAATTTGTAAGGTAACAGGTAAAGTATCATCTTTTGTCTGGAAGAAAACATCTACCTTTGTAATAAATTCTCCATTGTCTTGTTCTGTTAGAAATGTTTGTGCAAGTGGATCGTGCCAACCAAAAACTCTAGAAATTGCTCTAGTTGAAGTAACGGTTGCTTCTTCGGTAACTGTCTCTTTAGTGACGGTAGCATTTCTTACAGCTAAAATATCTTCTCGGACAGTTTCTAAATTACCCCGTGCTTCATAAATGGCTTCACCCGCCGACTCTACTATACCAGCAGTCATAACATTAGTGACACTATCTGTCATTCTAAAGGTTCGTTTACCTACTCTAAATCGTGTAGTGTCAGTATTAGGTAATGCAAAGGTTCCATTAATCTCACCAAGTGCATTTGTTATAAGTGGCATTGTATTAACAGACCCACTCACTGTTGCTCCACTTGCATGAGCAGCAGCTAATGTACTATTTGCAGCCCGTGTTAGTCCTGTTAAATTACCTGCACCTGTAATTGCAGATTTTCCTGTATATATAATCTGTTCGGTGTCTATCAATACAGTACCTGTTGTAGGAAATGTATCCAATAAGGTTACTGGAATTGCAGTTGATGTTTTAGTTAGTGTACCTGTTGTAGTACTCGAAACTGCACTAGTTCCCGTAGGCTTAACAAATATATTTACATTTTGTTTATCAAAGAAAACATACAAACGTGTTTTTGGCTTAAAGTTTTTTCCAACAAATTGAACAAGCTTTTCTCGCATCCAAGGAATAACTTCTACATTTATAACTCTATCACCTTGACTAATTTTATCTATGCGTTCAGTTAATCGTGTATGTACACCCGTTCGTTTTCGTCTTCGGTCTATACTTTCAGTACCTGACTCCGCTCGTCTCGCATGTCCCGCATATGTGAGTCTTCCACTCCACGATGTTTTAGCTTTTCCTGTCCAAATTGTTTCCCATGAATCCCAAATAGTACCTAATGCGTCTTTATGGGTTCTCATCATTTGTTCGTAGTTACCTTCTACATTAACTATCAATGCCGGCACTCGTTTTGTATCTATCCAAATATCTGTTTCGGGATTTAGTGTAATGGTGCCCACCCAAGAGGCTACATTAAAGGGGTTAACATTTTCTACCCTACTAGATAAAGGTTGCGTTACCGAAGCTTCATGTATATAGGGCAACGTAATTAGATCACCTGTCTTTTGGTATCCGTCCGCAGTACGTTGAGCGTCTGTTGTATTTTCTTCTATTAAAGCTACGTTATCATTATAACTTGAAGCTCTTAAATTACCTAGTGCAGGATCAACGGAACATTGATAATCTTTTGCTTCATTTTGACCAATGTTATGTCCATAAAAATTATCTACAATAAATCCTGATTTAAATCTATCTAAACCTGCAGCATCCTGTAATTGAAAACTCTGCGTTTCTTTTTCTAATAAGGCGAGAGAAGTATAATATTCTAAATTACTAATACGTCTGTCTAGTAATCCAATATCTTCCATCGTATAACGTCTATTATCCATATGTTGCAATGTCATATCTTCTGCACTATATGTGTAAGCATTCATTTCAACTGTGGCCAAATGCATATCTGTCGTATTCAACATAGCTGGATATGCTGGTTGTTCAGCTGAGATACCTTCTATAACTTGAAACACTCCTTCATCGGTTAAGATAATAAAATCTCGTCGTGGTAAGTAGAAAGTATAATCCATTCTAATAGTATCATCTGGTTTTACCAAATCGCCAGTTGAAGATCCTGTACCTTCAAAAGCTCTGGTACTAAATGAAAATGGAGCGGTACCACTTGTAACAGCAACATTTGCAACCCGTGGTCTAAAATCTAAAGAATCACGCAACTCATAAAAACCTTTAGGAGAAAGTGTTTCTGGATCTACTGTTGTAGCATTATAGGTAGGAATATCTCCATATGGAATTTGTGTTGCACCTGTTCCTACCGGATAAGAATCAACGGAGAAATAATCGCCCGTACCTGTATGTGTAAAGTAGTCAAAGATTATAAGTATTCGTCCTAATGGTGTTAGGGCATCTGGATTTCTAACCAATCTAGAGATATCATAATATGAATCTCTCATTCCACTATCTAAAGTAAAACTATCTGTAATATCAGTATCACCCGTCGCTACTGCACCTACCGTAGCAGTTACGGTAGTACCTGCGGTGTTTGTACCTGTTATTTGGTCTAATGTTGTAAATGTACCTGACGCTACAACAAAAGATACGGTAGTCGAAGGACTATGAGAAATAACTACACCTTTTGCTCCGCTGCTCGTTCCTGTAATAGTTGTACCCGCTGCATATGTTCCAGTAGCGACAGATATTGTTAATGTAGGTGCAACCGGTACGGTTGTAATGTCGGCAGCTTCATAAACAGCACGCAACCTAAATGCATCTGCTACTCCCACGGAAATTTCTTTATCACCAACTCTCTCTCCGTAGGTATCACTTTGAGTCCCACCACCACTTGTAGCATCATAGGCTATTGTTACTGGGGTAGAATAATTAACAGTTTTTGTTTTTTGACCTGCTACAGATAAAGTGACCGTTGCATTTAATTTAACCTTACAGCTTGTTCCTAAGTTAGTAACATCGGTAACTGTAATAGTTTGTGTTCCTGTACCTGTCACATTACCATCTATTGAAATAATATCACCTTGTACTCCACTTCCACTACCCGCCGTTAAAATACTTAAAGTATAATTTGCATTAGAATAAGAAGCAAATGTTTGATTTGATCCTACAGTAAAAGCAACAGCACTAGAACCATCTGTAGTTCCAGTAAATTCTCGACGGACAGTAAAGGTAGTATCAGTTGTTCCTGTAATAGAATCTAATAGAGTTGAAACATCGTCTTTCGGTAATTTATATACAAGTACTGTTTCCTCTTGTTCTTGTAATTGTGCTCGGATACGATTAATTGATACCGAAGTTACGGCACTACTTAATGGAGGTGACGGGTCATTAACCAAACCTAAAGTTGTTCCACTAAGTATAACGGCTACCCGAGCCTCCTGATCTGTACCACCTGCACCAGAAGGAAATGTTAAAACATCATTAATCGCTACCTCTTCATTAAAGAAAGTATTTTGTCCTGTTACTGTCAAGTTAGTAATACTAGCTGCTGCAGAGTGGGCTGCTGCTGTAGTATCATGTACCCCTCTAACACAACCTGTAAACTCAGTAGCTGAAGTTCCTGTATAAGAAACAAGTTCTGTACCTATTACAAAAACTCCCGGTACTGGAAAACCGTCCGTGCCGCTACCTGGGGTAGTGATGGTAGTAGCTGTATCATTTATACCAGCATTTAATGTTGTCGCTTTGGTAACATCGCAAGTTATCTGTCCCGTTAATTCAAATTTACTATTCAATACTGTATCGGCAGTATAATCCATTCCTGCACCAGCAGTTTGTAGCATATAAATTTGTTTCACATCTTTAGAAAATTCTCTTGAAGTAACTGCACTAAGAGTTCCTGAACCAGGTGTGTCAGTAGAATCACTACTACCAATTGTTTCACCTGTAACAAAGGTACCTACAGTTTGCATCACTGTGATACTTGTACCTGCTGCCACATTTGCAAAAACAATACCAGTAGCACCTGAAGTCCCACCTGTAATTATAGCTCCTGCCGTAAGTGTAGTAGCAGAACTAATCGTTAGATCGGTGAACATCGTAATATCAAACAAATAATGTTTATATACTGATGCTAAATTACTACTCGTTGCACCTACTGTCCCACTAGAATATTCAAAACCTCTTGATCGAGCTAATCCAACATGGACTCCACCTGTAGTGGTTCCTCGGACACCTGTCGCAATATCATAAAATTGTACTTCTTTAAAAACAACGATATCACTAAGACCCGCAGTACCGTCAGTAGTATCTGGCATCCCATAAATTTTATCTACATTACTAAAGTTACCTAAATTAAAAGGTATAGTATCGTTGTTTTGTGATTGTGTATCTCTAGCCTTGTTTGTATTAACAAAACTAGTAGTTAAAAATTCATATTCGTGGCCACTAACATATGCTTTACCTGGACCAATAACATAAGTTAATTTATTTTCTAATCCACCAGTTGCAGCAGTATAGATACCACGGTTAGATCCGTCGTCTAGATTTTCTCTTGGTTCTACTCCAAAATAATCAACAATATAATTACCCGATTCGTCCGATGTTCTTCGGGCGATCATTTTTTCTACAACAGAATATTCAGTAGAACGAACCTTATTTAAAATGACTCCATTTTCGACACGGAGTAATTCTACAAAATTAGAATCATCAGTTGCCGTTAGCTCTTTCTTGGCTAAGGCCAACGTCATCTTAAATCTATCAGCACCTGGTGCAGCAAAGTTACTTTGACCCTGAGCATTATCTAAGAGAGCAGCATCTGTTTCTGGTGTTAATATTGTTTCAGTTACATCAAACCCTACTCTATAAGATGGTGTATTAGTATACTTGTCTAAAATAAGAGTTTGTGTTTCTGTTTGAACAAAAAATCCTCTAACAAAGAAAATACCCTCTTGCACACTTGCTTGCGAACCTATAGCGGTAGCGCTCGCAGATAATAATTGTGCAGAATTTGTAAGGAGTGTATTTGTAACTGTAGCTAATATTGAATGTGCTGCTGCAGCAGTATCATCAGTTCCTCTCGTACAACCTGTTAAATCATTTGTAGATTTTCCTGTATAGGTAATATCCTCATCACCTATTTTAATAGAACCTGCAGAAGGAAATGCAGCTGCATCTGTAAGATAAATGGTTGTATCAGTAGCTGTAGCTGCTGTCCTGAGAGTAGTTGTATTACCATAAGTATATGTCGATATGGTTTTATCAGCACCTAGGTATTCATTGTCACTAAAAGAAATTGTCGCATTATTAGCACTAGATGTTTTAATATATTTTACAAATAAAGTATCGGGGTCCCCAGCTGTAGTTGCAACTGCATAACTAATAACCTTTGCGGTAACACCTGAAGTTGCACCCGTAATGATTGCACCATCATAGTCACTTAAATAATCTGCAACTGTTCCTGTTGAAAATGTAGGCTGAATTTTAACAGCATAAAATTGTGCATCATAACCTACATGACCAGGAATAATAATCGTTCCTTCTTTAAAGATATGATCTCCAAATTGTTCAATTTGGTTTTGAAGGATCGTTTGTAGTTGGGTTAACTCCCTTGCTTGTATTGCATACCCTGGACGAAAAAGAACTCTATAGAAATCATCCGTTAAGCTCCAATCGTCGTAAAAGGGTTGTACATTAAAATCAGTTTTAGCTGGCATTATAATTTCCTAATCAGAACTCAATGATGAGTTTTATGTTCTCTGTCTGATCTGCTGCCCTTGTAATAGGCGATCTATTTTCTGCATAGATCACATCACCAGAATAGTATTCTATTTCAGATCCTGCTAGTGTAGCAATAGTCCCTGTAGGAGTTGAACCTCCTGTACCAGTCACTACTTCACTTGCGGCGAAGGAAGTCAAATCTCCATCAGTATCTACACCTGTATATTGTGTTTGTATATATTTCAATACACGGGTAGAAGAATCATAACTAACTACTAAACCTTTTGCCCCACTCGTTCCACCTGTAAGGGCCTGATCGGCGTCAAAACTTCCTGGAGTAGGTGATGCAGAAAATGTCATAGATTTTAAAGCACTCAAAGTAGTTGCCGTAGGTACAGCACTTGAAGAATTTAAAGGATCTCTCACAACACCAATTCGACGGAAATCTTGGTCTACTACAAAGTCACCAGAACCAGCGGTCCCCGCAATAGTCGTATTCATTGCAACATAATACCCACCTAATCCTTCTATTGCATTATCACCATGACCACCTTTGGGTCCAATAATAGGAGTGATTGTTTCTCCTGAACCTCCGCCTGCTCCTGCTGGCATTGTAATACTTGCAAAAGTATAACCTACACCATTCGTAACAGCAGTCACACTCTCAACTGTACCAGAACTATCTACTAGAATAGAAACAGTTGCCGGTGTAGTTCCATCTCCATTAACTGTGACAGGTGTATATGTATCTGGGGTATATCCTGAACCTGCTGCATCTACTTTATAGTGTAAAATATCTCCATTTACCGCACCTGTCTGTACTGCAGCATCTACATGAACTGGTAGAAAATCTGTTGTTAAAAAATTAGTAATCTCAGTTGTGGTAAGTGTATAAAGATATTTCCAATAATATCCATCTGCGGTATTTAATTCAGATGTAGTTGATGGGGTAGCTTGATACGGCTCATACGTCGAAGCAACACCAGCAGCATTCCACATACACTTCCAAACTTGGTTGGAAGAATTGAGAACATAAAATATTGTGGTAGATGCCCATAAGTTTGTGCCACCGGCTCTTGTTGTTACTACACTTCCCGCTACCGTTGAACCATAATCACCTCTATAGTAATCATAGATTGTACCAGTGGTCCAAGTGTGTCGTGGACAAACATATGAAATGTCGCTTGAGGTAATTCTCTTAGCGGCAATCATATCTCGAAAATATATAAACTCATCTACAACATTATCTAATGGTGTAGGTGGAGCTGAATCGGTACCACCTCCTGTACTTGATGAAAATGGCTGTGGTCTACCGACAAAAAGCCAATATTGTGTAGCAGATGCTTCACCAAAAGATTCGTAAAATTGATCTGCGTTATTAATTCTAAATTTATTAGTTACTATTGCTGCCATGGTATTAGTTCTCTCTAATATTTATTATTATTTATAATGGTTAAGTGACCCAGATTGTGAGTTCTGTAGGAGGTGAAATATTATTTTTCTTACCTGGGGTATTAATAACATCTCCTAAAGTAATTGATTGCCCATTATAATCGGTTGCCCAATCTTGTATTCTATATCCTACTGATACCCCTTCGTTACCCTGTCGTATAGCATTTCTTACAAGTGTGAGGTTCGCATTGATAAGATGTGAGGCGGCTGTCGTACTATTAGCACCTCGTGTTGCTCCAGTAAGGTTACCTGCACCTGAAGAGGTAGACCTTCCTGTATATGTTATTTCTTCTGTTCCTAATTTAATTGTTCCTTCTGTAGGAAGATTATCTGTAGCTGCTACTGGTATAGTTGTTACTGAAGCATTTATAGCACTTGTAATAGTAGTGAGTGCGGTAAGATATACAGGATAAACATTATATGTGGTACTACCTGGGGTAAATGTTCTGGTAGAAGTTGCACTATCTATCATACTGTTTGCAAACTTATAACGCTCAGCATCAACCAGAGCTGGAAGTGCTGAAGCTACACTTGTAGTAGGACCTGTGCTGAATTTTATCTCGATATACTTATTAAGTGTTACATCCCTAAACCCACGCAGTCCATAAACTTCAAATACTGTGGCGGTCTTACCACTACCTCCACCTGTAAGTAAATCACCTACTACGAAAATACCACTAACAGGAACATAAGTTACAATACGCACCCCATCATCAGCAGTTACGTCACTCGCCACCTTACCTGTCGCACCTGAAGTTCCACCTGTGATAGTCTCAGCAAAAGTAAAATTACCTGTACCAGCATCAACTTTTAAATGATGACCATAATGAGGAGCGCCATATGGAGATAAGAATTGATTACCTGCATCTGGAGTAGGATTGATTGGAGCTTGATCTGTCGTACCTAAACGTCTACCAAATAATGTAATGAAAATACGTTTCAATACAGGTCCAAGTCCTGTAATAGATGTAATATTGGCTATAGATTGTACAGCCGTTGCTAAATCTATTTGTCCAAAAAGAGCAAAGCCTGCAGGATGTATCGCCGCAATCAATTCATCACGCCAATTATTAATAGATGTTCCTGTCTTTACTACATATGAAAAATCTTGATAATAATAACTGTCTTGTATTCTCTTAGCTTTCTCTCCTACCCAACCGTCTTGGTTAGAATATGCACCGGAAGTTTTTGCTATTACGTCAGTTACCGCATACCCCTCAGATAATGTATAAGAATTTATAACAGCACTTTCACCCGATGTACCGCCAGTAATAGTTTCGCCTGCTACAAAAGTTCCTACTACAGTATCCAAACTTAATATATTAATAGTAGCTTGTGTATCTTTATATCTAGCTGTAGCCCCACTGGTTCCACCTGTTACTGTTTCATTCAATATAAAAGAACCTGAAATGGTAGTACATAAGAAATTAGTATAACTGTTTAAATATGTGGTAGTAGTATAATGAGCTCCTGGGTTACCTATATTGATATCACCTATCTTACCCACACTGGTACCCTTAGCAAAAACAGTACCTCCTGTTCTTGGAGACGTTGTTGGTAATGCAAGTGTTGGTAAACTATAATAACCATATCCTTCTGAGGTAATTCTAACATCAGTAACATCACCACTACCGGTTCCACTTTCTTGTGCAATCTTATTTCCTACAATACCATCAGAGTATACTGTTTGATTTTCTAGTATAATATGATCTGTGGCTTCCATATCATAGGCTTTTTGTTGCTTGATATAAACATTGTTATCTAAAGTTACTATCGTAGCTTTAAAGTCACTTGTTGCTCCTAAGATAACTTCATTAACAACAAAAGTAGTAAGGACTCTAGTTCCCGTGGTATGTGATGCCGCTGTAGTGTTATTAGCTCCTCTACTACATCCAGTTAAATCATTACCAGACACACCTATATAAATTATTTCTTCTGAATCTATTAAGAGTGTAGCACCATTTGGAGGAAAGCCTGTGGCATCTGTCACTGTAATTACATTAGCACTAGCATTAATACTACCATCAAGAGTAGAAGCAACAGGAGAATATTCTAAAGTAGTTGTCGTGTCATTTATTAATACAGTAGCTGTTGTCTTTGATGTTTGGCCCGTAATAGTTTCATTAAGAGAAAAAACTCCAGTACGATTTTTAATTACCATATTATTAAATTCTGTAAGAATTTCACCTGGGCCGCCTGAAGTTCCACTTTCTAATGTTATCTCAAATTCACCAACCAAATCACCTGCTTCTGGAGCGATCCCACCATTAACTAATTCTACTGCGGCCCCTAAAGCCGTACCGCCTGTATTGTCGTTAGTAACAGTAATAACATCTCCTACTTCATAACCTGAACCTCCACTATCAACAATAATTTCATTGATTGTACCAGATGTTACTGATGCAATATTAGCTGCACCACGTTCTCCATTATCAGCTGTAATTGTTATGGGATCTGTAGTTCTTAAATATTGTGTAGAACTTGATGAGGTAGCATTATAAGAATTAATACACGTGGTAAGTTTACCAATTAAAGTAACATCTGAATCGCTATTGTCTACTCCTGAAATCGTATGCCCTGTATAGAAAGTTCCGTCTATACTGTCCTTATTAATAACGAGTTCTGTTATCTTATCTCCACCAAAATCAAAACCATAGGCGGCTTCAACTGTTGCAGTAGCTTTATTAATAATAGGATATCCTAAACCATAGTATGGCTGTCCCACTGCTATACTAGGATCAATAACAGCACTTTGTGTTATTGTTTGTCCTGATAAGTTTAATAAGCTAGATGTTCCATAAACAGAATCTTGAAGTTGTATTTGTCCACCATCTTCCATGAGAAGGAAGATATCGCCATTAATCGTAGAAGCATCTTCCATTAAAATAGTACTATCACCTTGTGTTATTCTAATAATAGTATCTTGTATCCAACTACCATCAGATGTTCTTAGTACATCTTTTGTAGGATAATATAATTCAGGATCTTCTTTGAGTAAAATTCTAAAAAATAATTCATGGCCTTTCTTCGTACCTTTAGAACGATAGAGGTCTTTAATATTTTTTAAAAGTTTACGTTTATCTACTGCAAAACTATCTACACCCGTAGTGCTCGTTGCTAATTTGTCAGGTAAGGTTCTAAGAAATGTCTCTTTAAATTCTGTAAAGAAAGAATCTATAGTTTCATCTACATCAAAATATTCTAAGAGTTGTGAAACATTTTGGACTGGGTTAGCGGTATATGAAACAATTTTGCCAGTTGCTCCTGTTGTAGCACCAATTACTGTTTCATCTGTTAAAAATTTATTTTGTGCTGAAATAAACAGACGAGAATTTTCATTTATATCTTCTACTCGTACTGTCGCAGTTGCCTTAGAGGTTTGACCTGTAATGGTTTCCCCATTAATAAAAGCACCGTTCGTGGTATCTTCAAGTAAGATTTTATTATCTTCATCTGGTCGATATCTATTAGTATCTTGGAAGATAATGTAATTGCTAGTTCCTGCTGTTGCAGGTTGCGTTTCACTTAAAACGGCATCAACAGAACCTAAACTAGTTAATACTAATTCTCCACTTTCCAGAAATTCATAATATGCCTTCATAAAAGCAATGAAATTTAAATTTTCATGCTTTACAAATTCTGGAAGCTGTTCTTTAATTAATAAAGAAAGTTTTTTTTCTAATGTTGCCATTCTTAATAACTAGCTGTTGTAGTATAATTTGTTCCACCATCTGATACACCCGAAGCAATAGTATCGGCCGTACCCGTTACACTAAGGTTAGTTGTATCTATAGCCAAAACCTGGTTACGAACAGGAACAACATCGTCTGAAGCTGGTGTTACTGTCAACCTAATGATCGTACTGGTTAAACTGTCTACATCTCCTATCGTGGCTATATCTAATTTGGTGAGGACTACCTCTCCCGTTGTATAATTTATTGTACCGACTGAAGCACTTTCATAAACTTTTTCAGACGCAGAAATATAATAAATCCACACAAGACCTGCACCATCATCATCTAAGTAATAAGTAGGTGTTTTCCCTGTTTGAGTAAATCCGGAAGAAGTTAAAATTCCATTTGGAGTAGTACCCGTCTGGGAAGCCATGTGTCCCGAATGTGGATGATATAACGCATTAGAAAAACTAATAGTATATTTTGTATCAGTAGCCAAAGTTGGTGTAAAAGTTTTACTCATTTTAATATTTGTAATATTTGATAGAATAGCTGGATTCACATCATCTATCATCGTAGTAAAAACAGAATGCCTAAACAAAGATTCAAATTTTTCTAACGTATCATTACTATAGGAAGTAATCTTAGTAGTAATTTCTGAAGCTAAATCTTCTTTGGTCTTTGTAGTGGATGATGAATCATATTTAAAAGTTATTGTAGGAATAATTTTAGTAGTTTCTGCATCTACAATAACTGGTGTAATACTCGCCACATTATATGAATCCAATAAATTTACAATCTCTGTTTTAGTTGACGTTGTAAGAGTGCTCCCTGTTTTCGGAATGATACTAATATACACCTTACCATAAACCGCAGGACTAGCATACTCCCCTCCCCACACTGAAATAGAACTGATATTAGAATAGAGTTGCGGAATAATAACTCGATAATCTTGTGCAGTCACCGCACGATTTTGTGCTGCATAACTAAAGGGTGCATTAAACTTTATAGATTTATCAGTTTCCGCCGTCGCACCACCACTTGCTGCACTTGCCGTTGTAACCGTAATGTCACTAAAGCCACTAATGTTAGAGGCTGATTGAAATAGGGTTGCCGCATTTGCATCTGGTCCATTTGTTATAACATACTTTGCAATAACTATGTTACCATTTACAAGTGACTTCCCTACAACACCGTCACCAAAATAAATTTGCCACTGGTCGTCCAATGTTTCTTGTATAAAAAATGCTGTGGTAGTAGGTTTCACCTCTACAATATTATTAGCCTTAGTATATGTTACCAATGTAGTGTCTGTCGTACTTGTTTGTATTGAAATTTGCAACGTAGTAATATCTACATTAACATTTGGTATAATAAACTTCTGATCTACATCTTCCGTATTAACTGTAAATCTACTTGTAGTCCAAGTACCTTCGTACACAGGGATATTTGCAAAAGTAAATACACCTGCAGTAGGAGTTAAAATGCGTTCCGATGTATTTACAAACTGATAATTGTTACCACTAACTGTCGATGTAAATGCATGACCAATATTCATCGTAATAGATGCACCTGTGGCATCACTGACCAAAATATTGAGATATGCAGTTGGCGCTCTTACTCCGGTAGGTGTATATCCCAAAGCCTTTGCATGGGAACCTATACTTGCACGTTTAACAGCACTATCTAAAAACATTTCGTTAGCTAACATATTTGCCATAAAAGCATTATAATGTGTATTATAAGCTAACAAATCGAGTAAAATAGATAATCCCGATCCTGTAAAATCATAATCTGTAAATTCTTTTTGTGATTGCAGATAAGTTTTCAAATTGGTTTTAATCTGATCGAAATCCAAATCAGTTATTACCATCTTACCTTTTGCATTAACTCCTGAAGCCATTTATCTAACCCTTTGTAATGTAACGTCCACTTCTTCTACTTGTGTTGGTATATTTTTTACAATAAAATATAACTTAATACTTAATGTATTATTATCCTGATTCATAAATCCTGGATCATGTATAACTATATTCTCTATTTCCACCCTAGGTTCATATATTGTTAAGAGATTTCTAATGCGTTCTTGCAATTCTGTATAAACCATAGGTCCGAAATTCTCAAACAACAATGGTCGTATACCAGCTCCAATTTCGGGATGAAATAATCTCTCTCCAAATTCTGTTCTACATAGATTATATACAGAGCGTTTTATATCTTGTATATCTGTAACCTTTGTAATATCATTAGTTGCAGGATTGCGAGTAAAGAATAAATTTATATCCTTAAATATGTGCGGGCTTCGAGGACTTTCGTTGATAATTTCAGCATCATCAAACCCTTTGTCTATTACTGTAGCCATGTTATACTATTTATATTAATCTCCAACAAAAACAGTAGAAGAACCGGTTGATGTATGACCGCACGTTGCGGAATCTCCAGCATTTACTACTGCTATTTTACCAATAAAAACATTATTTGAACCCGCTATCATTGTTGCGTCACAATGTGAAGGTGGAGCTGGACAAGGTGAATGGGAAACTACATCGTCATCATTAACTATAACTAAAGAGGGAGCAACATTTCCGTTTGCAAATACTGTCGTTTGTGAAGGTACTAAATCACCTGCCGCAGTATCAATATCTCTAGATATGCCCGACATAATTATTTACCTTGTCCTCTGTACTTTTTCCAATTCCGTCTTTTATTTTTATTCTTAGGTCTAGACCTAGCAGAATTTCCAATTGATGTTCTTTTTCTTATTCTATCTCTTGCTATTGCAGACGGCTGATATATTCTTTTAGCCATTTTTATTACTCCTTACAACTTTTTTCTTCTTTCTATTATTATTATGGTGATGGTGATGATGTTGTTCTACTGCTTCTTCTTTCTTCCAGAATGTTTGTATTACACCATATACTACAAAACCAATTGCTGCGAGCTTAATTGGAAGAATCCAAATAAGGACTCCTACTATAATCATAATCACTCCCAAACTCAAATCTCTATCTTTAATTTTTTCAATAAACATACTTAACATTTCATTTTCTCCTAATCATTCTTTGTTAAATTTCTAATATTATCTCCTACGGTGTCTATACCAAGTCCTGCTCCTTGTCCAGTTGTGCCTGTAACAGGAGTATCTGCTGGCGCAGCGATAGTTATACTATCAGGCTGTGTTGTTGGGTTCATATAGATACCGCCGCCGTCATCTATCTTCGGGGCATCTTCTGTAATCTTACCACTCTTTATCACTACATGAGAAATAGTATCTGCGGGTCGAGTACCTGCAGCAAATCCTATATTCTCATGGGCCTTGGAAGTAACCTCTCCTTCTATATGAATATTACCTCCCGCCAACATTTGTATATCACCTTCTGCTCGCATTTTAATATCTCGTTGTGAATATATTTCAACGTCCCCACCTGACCAAACTTTCATTCTCCACTTAGATGATAAACTCATATCATCATTTCCACGAATCATAACTTGATTATCACCCGTCCAAACAATGTCACCTTTTACATATAGGTAATCGTCATGTATTCTGATGTTATAATTGTCACCCTTTACATAATCTACCTTCATTCCATTTTGGTCTATCTCATAATATGTTCCTGCTCTATGATATTCATGTATACGTTCTGCACCAGGTGTATCATCATACTCTTTTATGTGTCCTGATTCAGATTCAAAAACTTTATTGTAAGGATATTGAGCAGCATATCTACTTGTCGGTTGATTCCACTTCGCAGCAAATATACCTGTACCCACTCCAGGGGCTCCAACATTAATTTGTCGTTCTCTTACATCAGCTTTATCCCGCAAAACAGGATGGGGATTAACAAGTACAACCCCACCACTTATATATAGTTGGGTTTCAGAAACGGAGGCAGGCCTGTCAATAATTAAAGTACCTGAAGTAGTACCTAACGATGCACTTTTTAATGGAAACAAAGGTCCATTCAAACCTTCCAAACCAATTATACCTGAAAGCTGAATTGTATCTTTCGCTGCTAACTTAGGTTTAATTGTATATGCATCTAATGTAATTATTACTGTCGCACCATTCATTATACTTTTAATTTTATAGCCACCTTGAGCTAGACGGTTTACATCTGCCTTTGGTAATACTACATACTGTGAAGCTTTAACTGCATCCCAAGTTGCTGTGCCATAAACTCCTTCCTCAAACAACGCTTTAATCTCTGTTTCTTGTGTTGTTGTAAGACTAGATTTTAAAACGGCGGATATTCTAGGATGTGGTATTCTACTTGCATCTAATAAATCTCTAGTAACAGGCCAATAAGCAGCCCCATCTGCATCCCGTGTAATCGTATCTTCTAAATAACCGGGACTTACAATTGCAGGCGAAATACTACCACGTACAAGTGCTGTCAGTGGAGGATCTAAAGTTTTGACACCAACCTCTAACGAAGCAACATCTACAGTTAATCTACGAGTAGTTGTGAACGTATCTGTTAGACCTTGAGAATGGGTACCAATGGTTGCATCTTTTGTTTTAAGAAAAGCCCCAGTAGGTAAAGTTGTTTTGGGATCTTAATACCTTATCCGATGCAGGTGATACAATGTCTATTACTTTACCTGGTGTTCCAGCAGCAGGAACATAAGTAGTGGGATCTGGTTCAAAAGGAGCTTCAGCTAAATCGGCAGGTGTACTGGGATCGAAAAATCCCCATGAGTAATCCAGTGCTGTAGAACCAGCACCTCTATTTCTTGCACCCTGCGGTCTATCTGCTTCTGCACCTGTGACATTCATACCAGGCAAGGTACCTATGATAACAAGCTCTTGTCTTGAATCAGGATCCCTAAAGAATCCAACTACCCACGTACCTTCTATAAGATTAGTGGGAGAGTCTCCTATACCTGCGATTGCATTACCTGTTACAGGCTGCATAACATGAGCCCAAGGTAAATCAGCGGTTGGTATTCTAGCTTTATTTTGGGTGTGTGTTCCCAATGCTCGTACACGAATTCGACCGAGCTTTTCTGGATCATGCCGATCTTCAACTACACCTACAAACCATGCAAATCCATCGTTCCCCATATTACTTGGCATTATTTAATACAACCCTCTTAAAAGATGTTGCTAATATTTATATGCAAAAAGGAACACAAATAAATAGTTGGCTGTAGGGGGTGGTCTCGAACCACCACGTCCCGCCACAGGACCCTAGATTAACTGTCTAGTGCGTCTACCAATTCCGCCACCCTACATATTCGCTACAATTTGTCTTAGCTTATAGTCTTCATTGGCTCGTATTAAACGTGTTAGACCAATGCCGCCACCTACTCTAGGTATAAAATCTAAGTCCAAAAAATCTTTTAATTCTTTTTCCACACGATTCTTACCAAACTGTTCATATAATAGATTAGCGTAGAGTCCGTCACTGATTGTATGGAACATATTCCACATTTCATCAGTATCCGATGAACGCTCAGCAGAACCTATAGTTTCTTGCCCTGATATGATAACATCTATTTTTGCAGCAGTCCCATCGCCATTTTGTTTCATATTCCAAAAGGGTGAAGTGTAATTAGGAAAGTTTTTAATCATACAAACTCTACCTTGCCATTTCTCCGACATTGCGGTTTCGTGTTCATGTGTAAGTTCTTCTGTATTAAATACTTCACACCATTCTAGATAATCTTTAGCGACTACACCATGCTTAGTACCAAAGCCTAGGTGTCCCATTAAATCCTTTTCTAATTGTTCTAATTCTACAATCGTTCCTGGGAACTCAAATTCAAACATAGGAAAGATTAAATCATGTCTTCCTTCTACTATATGCGGTTCTTGTCTATAGGATGTAGAGACACAAAAAAACCCCGATGATTGGGGGCTCTTAAGCAATTCATATTCTAACCACATTTGTCCTGTTTGTGGCAGAGGCCATACCTCTCCTGCATAATCATATGTTGCTACTGTTGTTGGATCTTCGCAGGCTGCTAAAATACTTAATCGGTTTTGTGTATGTACTTCTACAAAATCCCTAGATAAAAAAAATGACCTCAATGAGGTCACTACATCAGTGAATTGCTGTGGGTTTATTAACTGTGTCATTACTATCTCCGTTTCTTTTGTTATTTATACAAATGAAAAACCCCCACCTTGCGAGGGTTGGGGGTTCATCATGCTAACTGTTAGTCAGAGGATATCGGTTGAAAGCGAAGCTTATTACAGTCCAGTCAGAGCCTTGTTCATAACTATTCTTAATCGTTAGACTTTTATATATATTCATGGGCATACCCATGGCCAACTATCTATCGTTGGTCTTTATCTCCTTAGAGCGAGTATACAGCAACCGTAAGGTTTGCTCGTCTTACGATTTTATGGTTAATATTTCATTATGTCTCTCCTAAAGTAATCTTCCGTCACGCAGTTTTGAAATATACCAACGGGAGGCATAGTACAGATCATGGTTATCAAACTCACACAATTTAATTGAAGTAGGAAAATCTCTAACTGCTACATCAATTACATCACGGGTTTGTAACGAATAATCGTTATTGCGACAGTGCTGTACTACTATTGACATGAATGTTTTAATGTTCATCATATCTCTCCTTATGCTTCTGCGGGTGAAGGATCATCATCTGGTGCTAGGGTATCTTAAAATTAATTCTTTTAATAGTTCCCGTGAGCCGAAAGTACCCTTTACAAAAGTGTTAAACGAAAGAGAAATTCTATCTGTAGTAGCCTTTTCATTTCTATCCACCTTATGATTTAACCATGAAGGAAATAAAACAAGTTCATTATTATTAACAGGAAAAAACCAAGAAGAAGAATTCCATATATTAAACTCTTCCTTTTCAAAACTTATAAATTCTTTTAGTTTAGCATTCACATCACTAAACGTAATTTTATCATCTTCTTCAGTAGATATATAAAAAACTCCACTTATAATACTATTTTGATGAGAATGTTCATGATGAAATTCGCCTGGTTTAGTTATATTTAACCATGATTGGGTAATATAGAAGTCTAATTCTTCTTTAGGATTTATGACTTCTTTAACATATATTTTAAGCTGTTGTTCACAAAACTGTTTTATATTTTTTAATTTATCATTAAAGATATAAGAATTGTTTGAATAAGAATTACCCAAACTTTTATACATTCCTTCTTTAACAATTTTTCTAATTTCTGTTTCTTCTTTAGGGGTTAAATTTGAATCTCTCTTTATAACATATACAGGAGTTGGAAATATACCATGTATTGCATACGCTGGGGGTTGTTGATTTGTCATACTATCCTTATGCTTCTGCAGGTGTAGGATCATCATCAGGTGCTAGGGTATCAGAAAATACCTTTGTATCTAATGTATATCGTATTAAGCATTTATGTTGTTTTGCAAATTGTTTTGCCACATTTTCTGCCTGAGTTTTATTAGATGTGTGAAAACAGTATTTAGGCTTTGTGTCCTCGTCTGTTGTTAAAAGAAGAACAAAATATTTCCCTTCCTGTTCACGCATTTCAATATGACTAACCTTACCCACCTTTAGTCTCCTCGATATTTTGATATTTGTAAATATGATTGTAGGTGCTCTTCTACCCGCTTCAACATATGTATTGCTTCTCGCACGGCAAACCTTTCCACTTCTTTACTAAAATGACGAGGTTTTATTAATTCATCCTCAAGTTCACTTGTAAGTGCTCGGGCCCTATCTAAAAAATCTTGTTTAGTACTCATAAATTTATCCTCTGGTGTTCTATTAGACCTGACACGGCCATTTCCTCAACGGTGATACCCATTTTAAAAAGACGATGAAAAAGTTTCCAATGCTTTTGAATTTCTTCCTCTTGCCACCGACGATGCCTATGTTGTGTTTCTAACTTGTTCCATTCTCGGGGTGTAACAATTCGTTCCATTACTATATTCCTTTTACCATTATCATACTATAATGCTAACACAAATGGGCAGACTTGTCAAGCGTGAGGTGAGGGTCGGATAGATGTTAGCATTAGAGAATACTAAGAGCCTTTCAGAGGGGCCTCTCCAAGCATCAGGTGGAGTCCCCAAGTTACCTCAGGGACAAACCCTCACCTCACGGGCATCCGCGTGCTTCGTAAGTCATTGATTTCAATTAAGTTATCAAATTCATCATCCGATCGACAAGTACCCGTGAACCAAACTTTGCATTTAAAGATTTGCGGAAAGCATTTCGTATCTGACCCTTCGAGCTATCACTAGTAAGTCCGGACATAGGTGTATCATCTATCTGTCGCATTGTAGATGTTGGGATTATATAATACTCATCATACCCAGGGGACGAAACTGTACCTACTCCATCTACCCGTACTTCCTTTCTCAAAGCTTTATGTTGTTCTTTGTTAAAAGAAAACCATCCTAAATATTTCTCCATCAATCTTTTAGGAATAGTGCGAGTATGCGAGTCAATCTGATAGATACCTATGATGTTTATATTCATGCGATCTCGCAATGCTGTAAGTATCAAATTCTCATACGCCGTAGCATTATTATAATAATTATAAAACTTTCCTCTTTGAAAATCTTTAGTCATATATACTTTACGAGTTATGGGATCTTCAAATACCGCAGCTGTTACATTACTATTGAGACCTTTTGCCCATTTCGTTCCCCAACCCAAACCTTCACTACCTTCTATTCTTGACATTAGTCCATTGGGAGTACTATTACCTTCACCATCTGTAAGGATGATAAGATTTAGTTTATCCAATTTATTCGCTGCCTTAAACTTAGGTAATATGTCATGCATTGCAATACAAGCTTCCATCAAAGGAGTAGAACTTAAATCTAATTCTCTTAGGCTAATGCTGGCTCGTAGACGATCGGTAACAACAAACAGTGTGCGGCTCATTGCTATATTTTCTTTAGCACTCATTTTTGAGGAAAAGAGATTTAATAATGCAAACTCGTCATTTATCGCCAGATCAGTTTCTTTCCACTTCCACACATCAGCAAAAAGTTTCTGATATGCTTCTGCGGTATCCTCATCTTCTTTAATATTATCCCAAAAGTGTTTTCGTCGTGAAGCAGTATACGATGCACTAAAAGCATATACCTCAAACGGTATATTCACTTTTTGACAGAACCATACTAAATTCAATAATTGTTTAACAGTATCTTGCATGGCACCACACATAGAAGCACTCCAATCTAAAAGCATCACTAACCCATGATTCTTTCCGTCTGGACGCAAAGTGTGTTTAAGAAACAAATCATCATTATACTTGTATGAATATAATTTGTTTACATCAATGACACCCGTCTTAGAAATACTTTCTCGACGGTATTCATCGGCAGACTTTTTGCGTTCAAATTCTTTTACCATGTAATTGACAATCTTAGAACTAGAATTGCGAAACGTAGCAAATTCTTTTTTAGATACATCTAAAGGACTTATCCATGAGTGAGTGGCTTCTTTTCTCTGCTCCTCATCTTTGAGAAGTAATTCCTCAAATCTCGGAATTAAAGTTTTATATGGAACTATTAAACTATCTAAATTAGGAGTAGGTAGATTAAAATAAACTAACTCTTTAGCTTTAGGATCTGATAATTCTTTCTTTTTCTCTTCCCATGTACTATCAGTTACAACCTCATCATCTTTCATTTGATGTTTTTCTTCTCCATCAAAATCGTCGGGATCGTAGTCGCTGGTATCGCCAGAACGAAAATTTGATGTACCTTCTTCTAGGTCATCATCATCGTCTCCATCATCACCGTCGTCCCCATCATCAGAGTCCTCAAAGGATTGTTGAAAGTCATCTGGGTTATCCCAAGGACTACCTTCACCCTCGTCGCTTGATTCCATTTCCTCTAACCATTCTTCTTCTGTATATGCCATCTGTATAATCTTGGCAGCTCTAACTGCGTCTGCAAAGGTTTCAGCTTCTTCCATCAAAGTAACAAATTTTTCTTCATGCGGCTCAAAAGGAATAACAGCTTGAAGTCCACATTTAAAATGCATATTCAGTCGGTCAATGATATTCATTTCCGAAGGAGATACATCACCAAAAAAGCCAGCTTGAACTAACTCTTTATAGCCAGTCAAAAAACTTTTAACGATACCTGGATAGGTACGTTTAATTTTTCTTTCAATGCGAGCGTCCTCAACTACATTAAGGACATTCTTATTTACCTTTTCCTTCGTAATAGCATTTTCCCAACCGTTCTTTGGAGTATACAATGCATGACCAACTTCGTGACCAGTCATCATATCATTAACCTCCATACTTAAAGGAGTAGTTGAACGACCACTACGATTAACCCATATAGGTAAAGTAAGAACCCGACTGTTTAGATCAAAGGAAGCTGTCTGAGCCATTGCACTTCGACGTACTGACAGATTTTCCTTAGCCAGTAATTTGGCCAATTGATCTTTAGCTACACTTGCCATTATGAATCATCCTCATCATAATCATCATCATCATCGTCAGCTCCCACTACCGATACTTCAATACCTGCATCAATCTTGGTATATAGATCAAGGAACGAGTCCTTAGTTTCGGAATCAAATCGGCTGATGCACATGGTGATCGCCTTTACTTTGTCCTCGAAAATACCAAACGCATTAGCAATATGTACTAAGCGACGGGTTGAAATAATCTCATCGACTCCACCTTCGTAGAATGTCTTACGGATTACATCTGCCCACTTGACCAAATTCTCAACAAATGACTTTTCAACGATATCTCGTTTTGCCAATTCATTGACAAGAATCTTTTCCTCGATCTTCCCAGTCGGATAAGACTGTTCAATCGTAACAGGAAATCGTTCCAGGAATGATTCGTTCATCACGTTAGTACCAATAAAGCGACCATCTTCAGAACCCTGTCCCTTGGTGTTCGCCGTGGCAATAATGTTAAACCCTTCTGCTGGATGTACCCACTTGCCGATCTTCTTCAGGTAGATTGACGAACCTTCCAGAACAGGCTGAAGGCACATAATCTTATTAGAAGCAAGATCGATCTCATCAAGCAGTAGAATCGAACCACGTTTCATGGCGGTCACGACAGGACCATCATGCCACACTGTTTCACCATTAAGTAAACGGAAGCCACCGATCAAATCATCCTCGTCAGTTTCGACGGTGATGTTCGCACGGACAAATTCACGGTTAAGGCGAGCACACAGTTCCTTTACCATCAGGGTTTTACCATTACCAGATAGACCAGTAATAAACACAGGATAAAAAATTTCAGATTTAATAATATCCTTTAAGACATTAAAGTTACCCCAAGGAACATAACCCAGATATTTTTCTGGTACATATGTTTCTTGATTGTCCATCACACTAATGCTCGATGCAAGCGATGCTTCAGATGTAATCATAGATTGCACAGCCACTTCCTTAGTAGTGGGGTTTGCTGCACGGAACTCTTCCAGTGTTTCGTAGCGACCTACTGCCGACGGCAGATAATAGACACCACGAACCTCGGTACGAAACTCACGACCGACGACCCACTGGGGAAACATCATGCTTTCGTTTTCTTCGAGCACCGCATATATCTCAGGACGGGTGATCTCACTTTTGTGTTCACCAAGTAATGCCCGAGCCGCAATTACAAAGTTGGTTCGTTTGGCATTCATTTTACAAACTTTCATATTAAATTCCCTATTGCCTCAATCAAGACATTTTGCGGGCCCATGTGCTGGGGCCAATTCATATCTGCAACCGCAATCACAGCCACCCATAAGGCGGCTACAATCATTATTGCCCACTTGTCACTTATATACATATTAGATATTCCTTATATTGTCGTAGTTAAATTCTATACTGCTATGGTACACTAAACCGAGCTGTATGTCAAGGGCTAAGTCATTGATGTACAACGACTTTTTTTTCGCCTCGTAAGTCATTGATTTCAGTTTAAAAACCTATATAAATCAATGGAGAAAAATATATCAAATCCATAGTAATCCATAGAGGTTTCTTCTATAATTATATAAGTACATTCTTCCTTCATATCAGAATACACTTATATACTAACGTCCGATGTCCTTTATCTCATTCGCAGGGATCACTTGGTATCCCCCTTTGTTGTATGCGGGTGCGACGGTGAGATCCTGCCTCGGTTCACTCTCACCACAACAGGAGACATAACAGGCACTATTCGCTTTCGTTTCACCACAGTTCGACGCTTACGATACACCTTCGCCATACGTTCTTGGTAAGTACTCAAAGGTGCTTACACTTACGACGAAAAGTAAAACCAGGACAAGTACAAGTAACACCATAAGGATGCTGATGTACTTTATAGATAGCAGCAGAACTACTAGACTTAACAGTTTTAAGTAGCTTAACAGTAGAGACAATAGGCTTAGCTCTATTCGCAAGCTCACGTGCTACACAATCGTTCGCCCAATCTCGCAAGTCTTGTATGTATGTGGAGCGGGTAGTGAGAATCGAACTCACAGCATCAGCTTGGAAGGCTGAGGTATTACCACTATACGATACCCGCTTCATAAGACAAACAACACTAATGCATCAAGCAACATTAATGACACTAGAGTCCATACTACTTTATCTGTGAGAAATAACTTAATCATGGTCAACTACCCAGATGTCATTACCCCACTGATTCACATAACCACCTTTGAACCTAGTAATTGTCTGCGA